CGAAAGCATGTGATGTGGGAATCAACCCAGTTTCTTTTCAGAGAACTGGCCGTTATAGGCGGTACGGAATGTAGCTCAGTGGTAGAGCAATGGCATTGTAAGCTATGTGCCGCAGGTTCGATTCCTGCCTTTCCGATTCCAATGAACTGCAATCATTGGAATTTTTTTCTCTTACTTCGTTCGGTTCCAGTGTTTCTCGTTGGGAGATTTATGCCGTTCAAGTCGGCGCACTGGATTTTTTTAATTAAGGAGATGGCTATGGACACAAAAGGATGTAAATGTTGTTGCACGTGTAAATGGTACGCAGTATGCGAAGGCGTCTGCTGAAATGGCGACAGTGAACATTGTGCAGACTTTAGATGCCTGGATGATAGTTGTGAATGTTGGGAGGAGAATAAGCATGAGTGATTTGTCTGAACTTATTAATAATGGCGGTCTTATTATAAAAGAGCTGGAAAACGAACCGCCCATAGACCCTATAAAGGTAGCAAATTGGTTGATTGATCGCGGATTAAAAACTGGAATCCGATTATACGGAAAAAGTGAACTTAGACAAATTGCCAAACACCTTTTAATTTATTGTGGGGACGAATAATGCAAATAGCAGGAAAAGAAATCAAAGACGAGTGTTCCAGATGCGGTAATATCCTTGAATGTGAGTTGTTCCGTCAGGGACATGGAATAAAACAGAAACGTGAGAATATAGCAAAGATGATCGAATGCCAGATGAAGCACAGGGAGGAAAGAGAGAAATGAACGAACTGAAAGTATTGAATGAGCAGGAAGTATTAGGAAAACAGTTTCGAGTATACGGAACGGCAGAGGAACCGCTATTCTTAGCAAAAGATGTAGCGGAGTGGATTGAACACAGCAAGCCATCAGTAATGATTGAATCTGTAGATGAGGATGAGAAAGTCAAAGTAAATAATGTTTACTTTGAAAATAGAACCGGCGGGAATGGGACATGGTTTCTTACCGAAAATGGACTTTATGAAGTTCTGATGCAATCCAGAAAGCCGATTGCCAAACAGTTCAAAAAAGAAGTCAAAGAGATTCTGAAAACCATCCGTAAGCATGGCATATATGCCACGGACAATGTCATTGATAACATTCTGAATAATCCAGACTTCGGCATCGAACTTCTGACAAAATTGAAAGAAGAACGTGCCGCAAGAGTAGAAGCCGAGAGAAAGAATGCTATCCTGATGCACGTAAATAAGACATATACCATTACTGAGATTGCAAAAGAACTGGGACTGAAATCAGCAATACAGCTAAATCGGATTCTGGCAGAGAAAAAGATACAGTATCAGGTGAACGGTACGTGGGTGATGTTTTCACAGTATAGTAATTGTGGGTATGAGGAAATCAAACAGGAAGTTCTGGATTCTGGAAAAGTGATCTACCATAGACGGATTACACAGATGGGACGGGAATTTATTCTTGATCTATTTGAAAAGACAGCGTAATTGAAAGGGGAGATTTCCATGTTTAATAAACTTTTTAACTTATACATAAGATACAAGACTAAAAATCTCAAAGCAGTTCCACTGTTCGTTATGACATTTAATTGGAAGAAAATTCAGAAAGACGGTAAAAAAGATATCTGTATGTTGACCATACATCCAGAAATCGCAAACGATCCGTTCTTAAAGAAAAAGCTGTCTGAATGTGCAGATTATATCCGAGATAACTACGATATGGAAATATTCACTAAGCTTTAAGGGAGGACGCCATGAGAATTGAAGATTTGAAGAGTTGGACAGCAGATCAGTTGAAAGAAGAACTTTTTCGGTTGGCTGATGAGAGAGAAGCAAAGCAACATGAGATTTTAGACAAGGATAATAAAATCAACGAGCTTCAGGCTGAATTGGATAAAATGTGCGATTATAACAATGAGTTAAAAAGACAGGTGTGTGAAAAAGCGGATGTGCCATTTTACGACGAATCTGTAGAAATCGCAAAATATCACAGACAGCATCAGGACGACTGCGTTACAATTAACCAGTTGCATACAACACTTGACGTTCTGATTGACCGATATGCAAACATGAGAAAGATTCATGGGGTGAGTTGATGTTATGGATAATCAAATTACTGTTAGCAAATTACTAAATATACTTGATGAGCTTTCGATGAATGGCTTTGGAGATATGCCAGTGTTCTTAGGCGAAAATTATCCGTTGTTAGAAGATTCGATAAGCGTTAATCCGCGTGAAAATAAGTTACAAATTAGGAATACATACTATGATAATAGAATGGCAGAAGCCATGACAAAAACAATTAATGAATTAGAGAACATACGCAAAACGTATATTTCAGAATGTATTTTAGCTGGAATGGGATGGGATAATGAATCGACATAAAAACACCGAATATAATGCAGTTATGATTGACGCATCCGTTTTACACGATAGCATAAAATACGGAATACCACGTACATTCATTAAAAATAATTACTTAAAAATGCACGGCAAACCAATGATTCGTAAGTCCACTAGGAGGAAACAGAAATATGTTACTGGTTTATTCAGGCTCGGACATTGATTTTCTTGACGCCACATACAATATCGAGGGAGAATGCCACCGAATGAACATCCCGACTAGGTTCTATCCAGACAGACGCTTGCTTCTAGCAGGGAATACGACCGTAATATACAACAAAACGGGAAATCTTTCTAAAACATGGAAAGCAGATTACATCGGGGACAATTATTTGACGATTTTGACATTGATCAGAAAGGACAACGGTAAATGAGCATTAAAACAGCACTTGAATCAGAGGGAGTAGACTTCTCCGAATATATGAATATACCCGAACCATGGGACGGCTCAGCACAAATTAAAATGGAAAATGGTACAAAATGGGTAATTTGTCCGTTTTGCGGAAAGAAAGCCTTAAAGATTCTCCCGACCACAAAGATTTATCGGATGCCGTATAAATGTAAGGGTAGCAACTGCAAGAAAGAATTTATGGTGAATGTATGATATGGAACGAAGAAATATCCTTTGATGGATTCCAAAAGAAGATTGATGAGTGGTACAAGGATAAAGACTTTGAACTGTGCGATCCACCTATCAGTGCTCAGTTTGCCTTAGACTTGATTTTCAAGACATTAGTAGATGATAGAGAAGATTATCCATATCTCACAACTATGCCAGAAAGCGTAGAACAGACAAATAGCATCATGCTTGATTTGATTCTTCGGAAATACAGTCGCAAATACAGAAAATACTTGAAATCAAAAAGAAAGATGGCGAACAAATGAAAAAGATACCAACATTGTTTGAACGAGAATTTAAAGACCATAATGTTATAAAAATCCTTCCAAAAGTGCATCCAGGTATGGAATGGGTACTTAAAGGAGAAGGAGTTGCAACAGTGAAATATGATGGCTCTTGCTGTGCGATAATTGACGGAGAATATTATAAAAGATATGACTGCAAGAAAGGTAAAATACCACCAGAGGGATTTATCCCTTGTTGCGAGCCAGACACAATTACAGGTCATTGGCCGGGATGGGTAAAGGTTGATGAGAAAAATCCGGCTGATAAGTGGTTTGTTACGGCATATGAAATGACGGTAATACTTGAAAACTATGGGATGAAATTATCAGATGGCACATATGAAGCAGTTGGTAGATGCTTTCAAAATAATCCATACAATTTCACATCCAATAAATTAATCAAGCATGGCAAGGAAATCGTTGAAGTTGAAAGAACATTTGATGGAATCAAGAAATATCTTTCCGAACACGAAATAGAGGGATTGGTTTTCTGGAAAGACGGAATCCCACAATGCAAAATCAAACGTTCAGATTTCGGCTTTGAATGGCCAGTAAGAATGGGAGGATGCACAGAATGAAAAAGATAATCGTTGCAATAACAGCTTTATCACTGACGCTTGGAATAGCAGGGTGCCAGTCTACCACAAGAAATTGCGGTGGAAACACAACATTAGAGTTGAAACCAAACCAAAAGTTAGAGGAAATTACATGGAAAAATAATTCACTATGGTATCTCACACGTCCTATGACTGATGATGATATTGCCGAGACTCACACGTTCCAGGAATCTTCTAATTTCGGAGTATTCGAGGGTAGAGTAACTGTTGTTGAAACAAAAAAATAAACAATCAGTCAAAGAGCCACATGAGAGCCAGACTAAATCCTAAGAAGAAAGGAGGTCTGGCTCTATTTTTATGCAAAAATTCACAGAAGGTTCGTTTGAATGGTATCGGGCGATTTTAAATCAAATTATTAATGGTGATATGACAGTCTATCAAAACCAGAAAGACTGCCTTGATCTGCTGTTAAATATGAATATTGACCTTCCTTTCAAGGATAATCCAGATGCGCAACAGATGGGAATAAAGGTGAGCCAGTATTCACACAATATCGCAGAAAGGCAAGCTGCTATTACTGGAAGTGGAGATTTTGACGATATTTACTGGAAATATTTGCTATTGGAAGCACCATGGATTTTTGAAAGCTATTTGTATTACATGGAAAAGAATAGGCCTGACAGTAAGAAGTTTTACGTTCCAAGAAAAAAGACACTTCAAGTAGTTGCCCAAGATTTACAAGATTTGGAAGAGAGAAAAATTGAGTTTTACGGTTTGTCGCTTCCAAGCCGAGTTGGGAAAAGCACCATGTGCATATTTTTTATGTCATGGATAATGGGTAGAAGACCAAATAGTCATAATGCTATGGGCGGTCATTCTGGAAAACTAGCTAAAGGATTCTATGGCGAACTACTTAATCTGATCAATACGCAAGAATATACATATTCAGAAATATTTCCGACTTTAAAATTGCAGAAACAGAGTGCAGATGATTTTGAAATCAATCTTGATAAACCCGACCGCTTCGCGACTATGACTTGCCGAGGAATTGAAGGAACATGGACGGGTGCTGTCGATATTTCTCCTGACGGATATTTGTATGTGGATGACCTTGTAAGAGACAGACAGCATTCATTAAGCCCTACTCGACTGGAAAATACATATCAAGAATATCTAAACAAAATGGTTGACCGTAAAATTGATGGGGCAAGAGAGCTGATGGTTGGAACAAGATGGAATCTGTACGACCCATTAGGAAAGATTGAAAAACTCAATCGAGATAATCCGCTGTATAGGTTCCGCAAGATTCCTGCCTTGAATGACGATGGTGAATCAAACTTCGAATATGATTATGGAGTTGGCTTTTCTACAAAGTATTATGTGGATATGAAAGCCAGACTTGATGCTAACGAATGGGAGGCTAAATATCAACAGAGACCATTTTTACGAGAAGGGATTATATTTGCAGAAGATGAATTGAGATATTATAACGGAATTCTTCCAGAAGGCGGTTTTGTGAGAAATATATCTGCTTGTGATGTGGCATGGGGTGGTGGCGACAGTTTGTCAATGCCCGTAGGAGCGGAATTTGAAAATGGAGATATTTACATTTATGACTGGATTTTTAATACAGGTCCTAAAGAGGTGACGCTTCCATTAGTTGTCGGAAGAATTATGGGGAATAAAATACAAAACATTAACTTTGAGGCAAATAATGGTGGAGATATGTACGCATATTATGTGGGCGAGCGATTGAAAGAACATATGTATTCGTGCAGTACAACCAGTACAAAAGCTCCGTCAAAGCAAGCCAAAAAAGAAAAAATAAATCAATACTCAGGAGATGTAAAAAATAGATTTATATTTTTAGCTCCGAAATATCGCAGCCGAGAATATGAAAATGCCATGGAAGAATTAACCACTTTTGTATATATTGGGGACAATGATCATGACGATGCACCTGACGGGGTAACACAACTTATGATGTCAATCACAGAAAAAAGGCTCGCAGAAGTTTCAGCAGTACAGAATCCATTTTGGGGAAGGAGATAATATGACCACAAGAGAATATTTAGGGCAAATTCAGAAATATGACAAGCTTATTAAAAATAAAAAATACGAAGAAGAACATTTAAGAAGTCTTGCTCTTGGGCTTAAATCGTTCTCATATGGTGAAAAAGTTCAGTCTACTCCGAATCACAATCAAATGACCGATGCCGTAAGCGAACTTGTTGACATTCAAACAGAAATCAAAAAAATGGTTATTGAATACACAAAGAAAAAGCAAGACATTATTGAAACAATAGACAAGGTGAGCGATATCAATTCAGATTTGTATGATCTGCTGTTTAGGCGATATGTAAAAGATGAAAGGCTTGAAATGATTGCCTGTGAAATGGGATATTCCTATTCTCATGTGAAATTATTGCATTCGAAAGCACTGAATATCGTCAAAAACATTAAGAATTTTGAAAGTTAATACCTGATAATACTGAATAATACCTGCATATATTATATAATATAAGCTGTAAAATAAGCACCGGGAAGAACCCTTGGTGCTTTTTTCATGCAGAAAAATAGGAGGACAGGCAGTGGGGAGAAACAAAATAAACTTTGTTGACCTATGCCAAGGAGAATTTGGCAGAAAAACTGCCTATACTGGCGTAGACCAGATTACTCCCCAGAACGTGGCACAGGTCCTTTCTGATACAATCGGAATCCATAACAGGAATAGAACCCTGATGGATTATCTTTACAGATATTACAAAGGCGATCAGCCAATTTTATATCGTGAAAAACTTGTTCGCCCAGAGGTCAACAATAAAGTTGTTGAGAATCATGCCCTTGAAACAGTCAAATTCAAGGCAGGGCAGATATATGGAGAACCTATTCAATATGTCTGTAAAAAGAAAAAAGCGAGTGAAGAAACAAACGAACAAGTTGATAGGCTCAATGATTATCTGGACGAAGCCAATGCAGACGCCAGAAATATTCAACTTGGGATATACCAGAGTGCAGTAGGAACTGCATATAAAGCAATCTTGAGAGAGGATGAATGGACAAAGGATGGAGACTTACCGCCTTTCAGAATATTTATCCCATCACCGCAGGATGTATATATTGTTTATTCAAGCGTTACTGGCAAACCAGTGCTTTCCGTTCAGATTTTAAAAGACGAGGACAATCAGCAGTATTACCAGTGTTATTCTTCCAGACAGTATTTCAAAATACAAAATGGAGCGGTAATAGAATCTGGAATCAATGGTTTTGGCGGTATTCCTATAATTGAATATCCAAACAATCACGACAGACTTTCCGATATCGAAATTGCGATTACAATGTATGACGCAATCAACAAATATCAATCTGACAGGCTGAATGGGGTTGAACAGTTCGTACAAGCCTTGATGAAATTTAAGAACTGCGAGATTGACGAAGCAGAATTTGTAAAAATGATAAAACTCGGTGCTGTATCTGTAAAAGACGTCGGGAACGGAACACAATCAGACGTTGACTTAATGACTGCTGAATTAAATCAGTCAGAAAGTCAGGTTGCTAAAGATGATATTTACAACAATATGCTGATTGTAGAAGCAATGCCGAATCGACAGAGCAATACCGGTGGAGACACAGGAAATGCAGTGTATCTGAGGAATGGCTGGGATTTTGCAGAACGAGACGCAAAATTGGTAGAAGCATTTACGAAAGAAGCTGAAAAAGCATCTGCCAGAATCATTTTGAATATCATCCGAAAAACTTCAATGGATGTAAATATCTCGACCAGAGATTTTGATGTAAAAATCACCAGAAACCCAACGGATAACATGCTTGTCAAAGCGCAGGCGCTTGATTATCTGTTCAAAAATAAAATTCATCCGCTTATTGCATTGATTACTTGCGGATTATTTAGTGATCCACAAAAAGTATATGAAATGAGTTTACCTTACCTCGGAACCATTTACCCAGAATTAGCAGACCCAGATTCAGAATTGCAAAAAGCACAAGATTTGCTGAATGGCTTCAATAAGGATGTGATTTCAGAATGAGTATTTCATCATACGATGAATTGAATATCAGACCAAACAATCGCAGAAGTGAACCGTATAAAGAGTATTTCAGCAAAATGTCAATATCAGACAAAGAAAAACAAGAAAGGATAGCTTTTTCCGAACAAATGGAAGAAGTTATCCTTTATATTTTAGCACTGATAGAAACAACCATAGAAAGTGGAGAAACAAACCAAGAATATATCCAGACTCAATTTTATGACAAATATCTGGATGTAATTGCTTCGTATATGCTTATAGACACATATATCAAGCAATATGCTCTTGACGTGACAAAACAAATTATTGATGCAACATTTGAAAGATTTTCTGCCGAAGACAAAAGCATTACTGATGATTATTACCTGTCTAATGACCGGGCAATGTTTATTTCAGAATGCGAAGCTAATTCGATACTGAATTACAGACAGTATTCAAAAGCTGTGAAAGCAGGAAAGACAAAGAAGAAATGGATTGACGTAGGAGACAAAAGGGAACGAAAGACACACCTCGAAGTCGGAGAAACCATACTCCCGATTGATGAGCCGTTCTCGGTTGGAGATAGCTTGCTACAATTTCCAAAAGACACCTCGCTAGGAGCTTCGGCAGACGAGATTGTGAACTGCCGGTGTTCAATTCAATACAGTTAATTTAGAGACGAGTAAAATCGTCTCTTTTTTATTAAAAAAATATGCATCCCGATAGCGTAATCATGGGAGACACCTTGAGCTGAGCGAACAGCGTAAAAAAGCGTATTGGTGACAGGAGATTTCAATGACAAGAGAAGATGTAAAGAAGATCTTTCCAGATGCAACCGATGAGCAGATTACCTCTTTCCTGAATCAGTCAAATTCTGATGTAGCTAAGGAAAAAGCAAAAGCCCAGAAAGTAAAAGAACAAGCTGAAAAAGCAGATGCACTGGAAAAAGAACTGGAAGAACTCAAACAGCAGAACATGACAGATGCTGAGAAAGCAGAACTGGAACGTCAGAAAGAAAAAGCCGCAAACGAGAAAAGAATTTCTGACCTTGAATCTGCGCTTGCGACTTCCCAGAGAGAAGCTCTGACAGGCAAAATCACTTCTATTTTTGCAAGTGCAGGAATGAAAGGAGATGCCTATGCAGGAGCAATCAAAGCATTTTCAAATATGGATGCCGAAGATGCACTCAAAGAAGCCCAGAATTTTGTTGATGAAATTTCCGAAGTAAATAAATCAACGCTTGATACCGCAAAAGCCGCATGGGAAAAAGAAGCCCTTGAAAACACACCTAATCCGGGTAGCGGTAAATCTGGTGGAGAACCAGAAAAGAAAAGTGAAGCATCTGAATATGCAAAAGCGTACTCAGCAAAAATGTGTCCAGAAAATAAACCGGCAGATGATAATGCCCCAGTAAATATTTAAGAAAAGGAGATTTAGATTATGGCTTTTATGAAAACAGAGCAGTACGAATCCACACCTAATATCCTCGAATCCGAGGTAGGACTGGTACTTAAAACCTATACAGCAGAACAGACAAATGCTGAAACCGTTGGAACTAAGAAGATTATCAAGGCAGGTTCTGTATATCCGACAAACGCAACTGGCGCTAAAGGCATTGTATTTGAAGACGTCGATATGACAGACGATACAAAACGACCGATTTCCGTAATTGTTGCAGGACGTGTTCTTGAAAAAAGACTTCCGGTAACAGTAGAAACCACTGCAAAAACAGAGCTTGAAAAAGCGGGTATCGTCTTTGTAACCACTACAGACCCAGAATTTTAAGGAGGTAAGCAGATGCCATTTAATATTTTAGAATCAATCACACAGGAAGAAAGACTTAACTTTTCTCAGGATTTCAGCGTAAAAAGACCGGGCATTCTTGACACCATCTTCCCGGATGTCAAAACCCAGTTCCTGAAAGCTGAATACTACAGACTTATGGCTGGACAGAGACTTCCAGAGGTAGCATTTGTTCATGCGCTTGATACTGAAGCAGAAATCGGGACAAGACCGGGCTTCGAAAAAGTTCTGACTGAAAAGCTCTTTATTAAGAGAAAAATCAATCAGTCTGAGAGATTACAGCAGGCAATTGAAAACGGTGTGCCGGATGACGAGAACTTAAAGAGATTTGTATTTGATGATGCAGCTAACCTGTTTGAAGGCGTTGTTGCCAGAGCAAATGTCATGAAAGGACAATTCCTTTCTACAGGTGCCGTAAAAGTCAAAGAGAACAACGTGGATATGAGCATTGATTATGGCGTTCCGTCCAGCGCAAAGGTAGAAATGTCAGATTGGTCTAAACCGGATGCAGATATCATGGGTGATATCCAGAAGATGGTTGCTGTTGCAGAGGATAATGGTTTTGTGGTAAACAAAGCCCTGACATCCCTTAAAATGATTAATTACATGAGAAACAACACTGCAATGCAGACAGCAGTCTTAGGAGCAGCAAACAAACGTCTCTTAACAAAACAGGAACTTGCAAATCTGCTTATGCAGGAATACGGAATCACAATTGATCGTTGTGACGAGAAATTCAGATTCAGAAAAGCAGATGGTTCACTCAAAACAGGAAGATACTTCAAAGAGGATGTATTCACTTTGTATGAAGCAGAGCCGAACGGTTCATTTGGTACTGGGCTCTGGGGCGTAACACCAGAGGAACTTGAATACAGACAGTTTATTCAGGAAGAAAATCGTTCCTTTGTAACACTGTCCATGTGGGCTACACAAGACCCAGTTGCAGTTTGGACTAAAGCATCAGGTATGTTTGTTCCAGTAGCAGCAAAAGCTAATGGCGGTATCGTAATCGGTACCAAAGCGGGGGAATAAACGGGCATAGTCTCGACGAGAACAGCCAGTCACCATCTGTAGCAAGTGTTAAACACAAGTATACAGAAAACGAGCTGTCAAGCATGACAGTGGTTCAACTGAAACAGCTCGCAAGTGACAATGGCTATGCCCTGACATCGACAAATAAGGCTGGTATTATCTCAGAAATTTTATCTCAGCAAGGGTAGGTGATCTTGAATGAACGAACAGCTTGTGAATGATCTGAAAGAGTATCTATCCGATGATGCGGAAACTGACGGCATGATTTCTTTGTCTGTGAAGCGTGCAATTCGTTCGTTCAAAAAGAAACGCAACTATCCGTCTGGATATACAGAGGAAAAAATCAATACCGATATGGAATACTGTTATGATTGCATATTTGATTTGGCTCTCTATTTCCTCGTGAAGCAGGGAGCCGAGTTCCAAGAATCGCACTCTGAAAATTCAGTAAGTCGAAACTGGGAATCCGAAACAGAAATATATATTAATCATGGCGTTTTTCCATTTGCAGGAAGTTTAATTTAACTAAGATGGTTGGGTCACGTGGCACGGTATTTTTGTCCTCCCGGAGTGCCGCTGGGTTGCTTATATTCAGTAGGGAAAAGCAAATGTTAAGGGAGTGAAGAAAGGAACTGGCGATGGGATGTGAACATGAATGTTTTAATGAACACCGCATAGAAGAACTGGAAAAGAATTTTCAGCTGATGCAAGAGAAGCAATCTGATCGTAGTAAAGAGTTTTATGAGCGTATCGGAGAACTGGAAAGAAAGACAGCATTAAGTGAGAATGACTTGAACCATATCAAGTCAACTGTGGATGAGATGAATAACAATATAAAGACTCTCATGGCAGTCCCGGGAAAGCGTTACGATACAATCATTGTATGCGTTATTACAGCGATTGTCAGCGCAGTTATCGGTTTTATGTTAAGCGGTATTCTTCCAGTTTGATTCCACTTGTAAGGGAGGACGGTGGAAATATGAATTATACAGACTTTTCAGAAGATGAAAGAAAATTTTATTTAAAAGAAGCAGGCTTTGATTCCAGAGAAGAAAAACTGTTTCGATTACGGGTCTATGGCGAAAAGACACTATGGGAAGCATCTGAACTTATGGGGTATAGTCCGAGAACCATAGACCGAATTAACAAAAGAATAAAGAAGAAAATTTCCAAAGTTGCCCCGATGTACTGTCGGGGCTTTTCTTTGTATTGTGGCGAAAACGTGGCGAAATAGTGACGTTCAAAAACAGAGTTCCTTCCTATATAATATAATCATAGGAGAAAACACAATGATTATGTTAATAAACCCTTACGAGGGTATATGGGAAAAGCATCGTTCCATAGATGATATGGACATGATTCTTGAATCCCGGACAGGAGGAACAGATTATGGCAGGTTATCCGTATTATCCGCAACAGCCAATGATAAACAACCCATACGGTCAAATACAACCGTATCAGGACAGGCTGGCACAATTGCAGAATAATTACCAACAGGCAATGCCTTATGGTCAAATGCAGATGCAACAGTTACAGCCAATTCCACAATCCCCTATGCTTCAAGGGCAGATGGTGGATGGGATTGATACTGTAAAGGCTAAAGATGTGGATATGTCCGGCAATCCTGTTTACTATCCAAAAACAGACGGAACTGAAATTTACAGAAAACAGCTTCAATCCGATGGAAGGAGCAGGATTTTTGTTTACCGACTCGTAAATCCAGATGAACAGCAATCTAAGCAAGATGAAAAGCAGATTGATATTGAAGCAATGTTTAATCAGCTTCGGAATGATGTTTGCTCTGAGATTTCTGAAATAAAGAATATGTTCCCGACGCAGATGTCGGGAACACCAGAACCTAAGCAGAACGGAGGTAGGCAGAGATGACATTCAATCCAAACGCCATGATGAAAAAGCAATTTGAGAAAATGATTTCTCAGAGGTTCGGAAGTGTTGACAACATGATGAACGATATGAGTAAATTTGCAGGAAATAATCCAACATTAAAGAATGCGTTGGATTTATACAAAAAAGGTGATACAGACCAGTTACATCAAATACAGCAAAATGTATTTAATGAAAAGCACTTATCACCAGATGGAATTATCCAGAAATTCCTTGGATTATAACACTTCCCCACAATTGGGTGATTAAGAATCGCTACAATTCGGGACGACAGCCGCGGATGTCTCCTATTGTAAATAAAATTTAAGGAGACTAAAAACATGATGAATGGTTCAAATTACAGTCTTAGTGACATTGCTGCCGCTACAGGCTCTAATAATCGCGCCAATGATATGTGGGGCGGTGATGGCTTTTCACTTATCTGGCTCGTCTTGATCTTTGCTATCTTTGGATGGGGAGGCTTTGGCGGCTGGGGCGGTGGCTTCGGTGGTAATGGTGGAAACGGTACAAATGGTGCTGGATTCCAAGGATGGGCAACCCGTTCAGATATTAGCGAGAGTTTTGCCCTTAATGATATTCAGAACGGTATCAGAGGTATTCAGCAGGGTATTTGCGACAGCACATATGCTCTTAACAATACCATGCAAAGTGGCTTCAACGGCGTGAACGTTGGAATGCTTCAGGGTTTCAATGGCGTTCAGCAGGCAATTAACGCTGATACAGTAGCCAATATGCAGAACACCAATGCATTACAGTCTCAGTTAGCTCAGTGTTGCTGTGACAACAGGGAAGCTATCCAGGGTATCAACTACAACCTGGCAACCAACACCTGTGCTCTCCAGAACACAATGAACAACAACACCAGAGACCTTATCGAAAACCAGAACAGCAATGCTAGAGCAATACTTGACTTTATGGTAAATGATAAGATTGCAACATTACAGGCAGAGAACTCTGATCTGAAACGTGCTGCATCTCAGGATCGTCAGTCTGCATTACTTACAACTGCTATGGCTTCACAGACTCAGCAGTTAATCAATGCAATTAATCCGGCAGCCATCCCGGCATACGTTGTTCCGAATCCGAATACCTATTACGGTGGATGCGGATGCAATAGTGGTTGCTGCTAAGTAACTCACCCTTAGAGGTTGACTAATTCTAAGAGGTGAGTTGTGGCTCACCTCTTATTTTGATTGAGAGGTATAAAATATGAGTTGTAAAAATGTTTGTAAGCTCTGCAACCATCTTGTAATCAGCCAAGCCGTTGCGTTTACAGGAGGTAATCTTGTAATCACACTTCCGGCAGGCAGTTACAATAACGGAGAGAAATATTGTATTGTTGTTGCACAAAGCATACCGGAAACAACCACAATTTCTGCTCCGGTAGTAATCCAGGTAGGCACGGGAACAACCTTGTATCCATTACAGAATCGTTGTTGCGCACAGGTTACAGCTTGTGGCATAAGAACCAGAACAAAATATGCAACCAGAGTAGCTACAAGTGCAACTGGTGGAGTGTTCAAGATGTTAGGAAACCCAGCTTGTAGTCCGAGTAACAATTTAACAGCAATTAATGGTACAGCCCCAACGACAGACACACCTGTTACACAGGCTGCCAGAAAGGGGGCAATGTAATGCATAAAGTTGCAATGGAAATGGGAAAATGGGCCATGGAGAAAGCTAAAGCACATGGTTTTGATACTCTCAGCGCTCAAGACTGGGACGATTTGAAAGACTGCATGGAAGCTGTAAAGTGTGCGATTTGTGCAGATAAGGATTACAGAATCGTAGAAGCTATGGACGAATGCGAGCAGGAAGAGAAGTATCTTGGACGCATGGGATATGACAGATATCGTTATGCAAACGGCAGATTTGCACCAAAAGGCAGAGGAAGCCGCATGGGATATATTCCTTATCTTCACGCACAGGATGATGACTGGATGAATGAATATCTGAATAATCCAGAATTTGAACGCAATATGTACCGCATGGGATATCACCCAGAATATTCGGACAGGAATATGGGGAATGACGGCATGAATCGTCAGCAGTCCAGATATGGTGAAACCTACGACAGATACAGCGAGAATCGTAGACATTACCATGATTCCAAAGACGCTGAATCAAAGAGAAAAATGGATGATTCCATGAAAGAGTATACAGAAGATATCATCCGCAATATGAAAGAAATGTGGGATGATGCAGACGCATCAATCAGACAGCAGATGAAAACTGACTTGACACGTTTCATACAGCAGATGAATTAAATATGAAATGAATTTTGCCCTTGTTACAGGAATGTAGCAGGGGCTTTTTAGTTGAGAAAAGGATGGTGATAAGCCATGCTAAGACAATTTTATATGAACGGAGACCTATGGAGAGTGCAGTTCGTATCTCCGCACGACAGCGTTTTAATTGACCGTACAGGAAACAGAACACTCGGGGTATCGGATTATTCCACCCATATTATTTCAATCGCAAATAGCCTACATGGGGAGCTTCTGAACCGTGTGTTTATTCATGAACTAGGGCATTGCGTGATGTTCAGCTACGGACTGTTGCCAGAACTTCACCGCATGGTCAAGAAAAGGTATTGGGTGGATGCAGAGGAATTTGTTTGCAATATGCTTGCAGACTACGGCCATTTCGTGATTGGCACAGCCAGAGATATTTTAGGAAACCAGTTCACATATGTGGCTCCTATCGGGGCAGAAAGGATGATTGCATAGATGGCAAAAGCAGAAAACACAGTTATTTTTGATGGAATCAAGTACAATCCCGGTGATGAATTGCCAGATTTAGGCAGTTGGGTGTGTACAGATGCGAAAGGTATGGTTCGTGATTACGAGGGGCTTTCAAAGGACGTATCAAAGCTTCCGCATTATGTACAGAGCGGTTCTTCGGCATTATGCCTTGATACTTCTGAATTATACGAATATCACAAACCTACCGACACATGGTACAAACTGTAAAGGAGAAGCGCATATGGCATTAACAGCAAAGAAAGTATATGCAATATTAAAACGCCAGATTTCCGATATGGAAGCAAAAATAAAAACGCCTATTATTTACCGTGGCACAGTTGCGACCGCTGATTTGCTTCCGTTAAATCCAGATATCGGAGATATGTACAATATCGAGTCTAAATCTGTCTATGGCGAAGCAGGAATGAACGTGGCATGGAACGGTGTAGTATGGGATACTATGGGCGCCCCGATTGATATGTCGCTTTACATTAAATCAAGCGAATTGGCAGATTGGGTAAAACAGCAGAACAAGCCGACATATACAGCTGAAGAAGTTGGAGCGTTGCCGGCTGATACAAAGATTCCAAGCAAAACCAGTGACTTGCAGAATGACTCCGGATTCTTGACTGAAATTCCAGACAATTATCTTTCCGGAACAGACAAAACTCTGAACGTATCTGGAAAAGCTGCTGACGCAAAGGCTACCGGAGATAAAATTACAGAATTATCATCTGACATATCAAATAAGTTGAATAAGAACCAAGGTTCGGAAAACTCTGGTAAGATTGCCGGAATTAACGAATCTGGCGATATCGTTCCGATGTTTCCAGTAAGCGTAGATTACAACGAAGAAACAAACTGCCTTGAGTTTGGGTCTGATCAAAAAATGGAACTTAATAAAGGTATCAACCTTGATAGCACTCTCACAAAGACTGGATATGCCGCTGATGCAGGCGTAGTTGGAGAATTAACTACTTCACTAAAGGAAGATATAGGTTATGTAACAGAAACAATATATGGTGATAATTTTTTAAAAACACTTGAGACTGTCAAAACCGAATTATACCATGCAAAGCATACTTGGTTCATTCCACTTAATTTATATAGC